ATTACCAAACTCGTATAACTGAAATGCCAGCAATGTGTCTTACAAAATAGATTTTATCCCAGATAAACCCAATGACTAATATAAAAACAAAGCACATTTGGAATAAAATAAAATGCTATCTGTGATACCATGACTGGAAGCACAAACAAAAGTTTATATGATACTGGATGGGTATTATGAAAACATACGAGTCTACATATACTTGCAAGAAATGCGGAAAAATAGATTGACCAAATACAATAAGTATAGATTAGTTTTTAGCCCTTAGTACATTATAGTATGGATAAACACATATCTAATAATACAAAAGATATAATTGGTGCGATATTATGTATTATATTATCTATAACTTGTAGCTTTGTTTTAGCATATTTATGCCATTATTATCGAGAGCGATGGGGTATGACCGTAGTATTTATGCGATTATTTATGATGATATTTTTACTTATTATTGGTGCAGTGATATTTATAGCAAAGATACTTCCATAAATTTTAGTACATTATAGGATAATGACAACACTAACCAACTCAGACTCTTTAGATCAATAGACTACTATGATAGAACCTAAAGTAAAATACATATACTCATTTGATATATTTGAGTGATTGTATATACTATACAAGATAGATCATGGAGATATGTTTTTCAAACCACTCAATCCTTGGTACAATAAGAGTAAGTACAACTGTAAATTACAAAACTATATAATCCCTATATGAAGTATATCACATGAAAAAAGCACATTAGTCTGAAATCTAAGCCCACGATATAAAAGATTGTTTTGAAGCTATGTCAACTTTTTAGATAGTAAATAACATAATGACTAAAATAGATAGGATATTTTGACTATGAGATATATTCTCTTTGGAGATATGCTGATGTAGAACATGGAAACAGGTACAGTTTAGATATGATGTTAGGAGGAAGCTAAAAAAAGCTAATAGTGATTTATCAAAATCGCTTGCAATATAGACATATATCACTATATAAAATATATCTTTTATATTATATATCTTAATCTATGAAAGTTATAGACTTTGACAAAGTAGTATCAGCAATCTATGATCCAAAGATAAAAAAGGTTTTCATAAATGGAGCAGAATTTATGTATGATGGTAAAGCTATCTATGAAAGACAACCAATCCCTAAGAAAGAAGCAGATGCAATCCTAGACTGATTTGTTAAGGATGAAGCTGGTCAGTATAGTCCAGAAGACCTTAAGCTCATAGAAGAAAAAATAGCAGAGTACGAATGGGAACACAAGGAGCAAGTAGAACTCACAATATCAGGTAAGCCAGCAATCCCTTTCATTAAAGAACGCCTAGACAAATAATCTTTAACAACCTATATAGGACTAAAGATGACACAAGACAAACCAAAAGGCAAATCACGAAAGAGAGTGCCAACCAGAAAGCAAGAGATATTTATAGAGGAATATACTAAGACAGGGAATGGTACTCAATCAGCTATGAAAGCCTATGACACAGTAGATAATAAAGTAGCAGCAAACATAGCAGTAGAAAACTTGGGCAAACCATATATAGCACAGGAAATAGAGAAAAGACTACAAGATGCTAAAGATATGATATATACATTAGCTATGTGAGCAGAGAAGGATGAGGTTAAGTTAAGAGCCAGTCAGGACATCGTAGATAGGATAGAGGGGAAGGCATTACAGAAGATAGAACAGAAGACTGATATATGATTTGATATAGAGAATGCAGGAGTAAATGAGTTGTTAAAAATAATAAAGCAAAAATAGTGTTGCAATAGTAAGTAAAATAATCATAAGGCAAGCGAACTAGAACAATCCTTAGGGAACTCTATGTGGCTATTTATTTGAATAGTTATCGTATGAGTACACTAGCAATACTGCAAACAAACACAAGAAACACCTATCTAAAGATAGATCCTAACGGTAAAGTATGGAGTGATGATGTATTGGACTACTATATCAATAGAGGTTATGAGAGAGTGCAGCAAGACTTTGGGTATGATATCCCAGAGTGTGAAACAAGCACAACTATAAGCACAGTATGATGAACAACAGAATACAATAAGCCTACCGACTTCGTAAGAGTGGTTGGGCTTTTTCAGGATAGCTACACATTGAGCAGGATAACAAAGCAACAGTTCTTGACTAACAGAGCAAGCCAGACAAAGCCTAGCAGCTTCTATATATATGGCGACAAGATAGGTTTGTACCCAACACCAGATTGAGTATATAGCCTAGATTTGTTGTATAAGAAGAAACTGCCAGAGATAACTGATTTGGTTGATAGTGAGTTGAATGTAAGTATGGAAGACCTGATGATATTATGGGCTTGTTATCTTATGTTCTTGAGCGTAGAGAAGAACGACAAAGCAACAATGTGCCTTAATCAGTATACACAAGCCAAAGATGCGTTATTTGCACAGGAGCTATATGATGATGAGCAGTTGGTATTCGGGACACAATATAACAATACTAGAGTTAGAGATGATGCTCTATAGTGCTAACTGTATGAGCCTATACGATTAGCAATTTACAAAACTATATGCTATGTGAATAAGACCTATAACAATAAACGACTTCAAAGGATGATTGAACTTGTCAACAACAAGTGATATTGCCGACAACGAGTTTCAGATAGCAAATAATGTATTCTATAACCAAAAAGGGCAAATCCAAACAAGATATGGGTATACTAAGTTTGGGAACGCTGTAGGTAGCAACAAACCGATCACAAGTTACTTTTTCTATCAAAGAGATGATACACTAGCAACCACAGCATTATGTGTGAGTGGTACAAATATGTACAAATACGATGAGTGAACAGGTAACTGGTCAAGTATCAAATCAGGATTAACAGAGTATGAAGTAGCACCAGCATCCCACAGAACAAGATGGGATTTTGCTGTCTATAAGAACATTATCTATATGTGTAATGGGGTTGATGATTACGCAAGCTATGATGGTGCAACCTACACTACATATTGAGCACAGCCAAATATAAGATACATAACTTATATAGGCGATAGAATGTTTTGAGCAGGTGATGACACAACACCAAGTACATTGTATTATACAGGAGCAGCACCAGCTAACGCAAACACTATAAACACGAATGTCGTTATAGTTGGGGGTGATGAGTTGGGTAGAATAAACGGGTTGAATGAATTAGGTAACATTATCTTGGCGTTAAAGAGCGGCAAGATATATAGCATAGATGTAACGAACCAAAGAGCAGAGCCTATTGATGCCCAGACTGGTTGATATAGCGATAGGACTATCGCCAATGTAGCAAACTCGCTTGTTTATCTAACTGATAGATGAGTTGATACGCTAAGACCAAGACAATGAGTAGCAGGAGCAAGTGCGTTGGAGAGCCAGCCACTAGATGCAAATGTAAGAGAATTAACAAGCAAGATCATAGAGAGCCAGTTGAATGCCAACTGTGCTTGGTATATAAAGAAGCTGAACAACTACTACATATCTATCACTACAAACGGTAGCAATATCCCTGATAGTACATTAGTATACAACAGCTTAGTAAACGCTTGGACACAATATAGCTATCCATGATTGTATGACTTTGGTGTATATATAGACACAGATTGAGTGTATCATTATTTGTTTGCTAGTAGCACAACAGACCAGATATACGAAATGGAGAGTGGGTTTGATGATGATTGAACAGCTATCCCTGTAGAGATAAAGAGTAAAGACTTTGATTTTGGTGAGCCTTGACAATTCAAGACGTATTCGTATGTGGATATTACAGGACAAAAAAGCAGGTTCTCTGTTATTGATTTGACTATAGAGGTAGATTGAGAGGTGGTAGGGGGTGGTCAGATAAGTGATGACAACATAACAAGCACAACGGTAGTAGAAACATTGGGTACTAGACCACTAGGAATTGATACATTAACAGGTACTGCATCAGAGGAGATAGAGTTATTCCCGTTTATTGTAAGAGTACCATTGTATGCAACAGGGAACACAATCAACTTTGGTATGAGTAGCGAAAGTGGTGTATGGATATTGCAGAAAGTAAGGATGTGAGTAAACGCAGAGCCAATAGATGTATTTGGGTATGAAAATATAATTTAGCTTCTAAGATTATGTATGACAAATCTAACTAATATCCCTCTCCAAGATGATT